GTGCCCGAAATATTTCCCAAGTCGCCAGTGTGTCTTGGCCTCTTTGATCCGGGTAGTCCTCCATGCATCCCAGGTTGTGAACCCTTGTGAAAGTGCGCACATGCGCCCTTACAGCCTTCACCACGCAGATCTCCCGCCATATGAATATGAAATCCGTGCTCTCCCACCGGTAACTTTGTAAAGATAGCCTCTACTAAGACATTTGCACCCTTGTTAGTAAACGTCACATCTCCCTTTACATTCCGCATATTGAATACGGCAACCGCATGTGGCATATCTATACATAGTTACGATAGTTTAGATGGGTCGGTTGAATCTTAACAGTCAAACTCCTCCTTATAAGTAGGTCGGCATGAGCGAAGGAGCGTTCATGGAATTGGTAGCCCGTGGCAAGAAAGACGCTTATTTCATTCAAGATGCGGAAAAAACCTTCTTCGGTACACCGTACACGAAGCGTAGTCCGTCCACTCTCGAAACCTATTATAAAGAAACAGAGGGACCCGCCATTTTCGGCCAATTCGTTGACATCGAAATACCCCGTGTAGGAGATTTCTTGACATCCGTCGAAGTTCGGATTCAAATGCCAACATGGCTTCCCTCCGATATAGCAGCTCTTAACAAAACGATTCATCGGGATGCATCCGGAAACTACGTGCCCGACATACGAATTCAATCGGGTCAAGGATCCGGCCTCATACACTATGGCTGGACCAACGGCATCGCCAATTTTCTCATAAAACGCTGGGTTCTTAGAATGGACTCCATCGAAATACAAGAGGGATTCGGCGACTATAATGACTGGCAACCGTTATCCGATACAACGCATCTCAAGGCACCCGTTCTCAATTATGCCACCGGAACTCATGACGGTGCCGAGAGTAATATTCAGCGCAATGCGACACCCCCATATCTTACATTCAAGGTTCCCATCGTCGGTTGCGACGGCATCGGTCTTCCTCTGGCGGCCCTAAAGGGACAACGACTCGTTCTCCGTCTTTTTCTGAACTCGAAAGAGCTCCTTGTTGAATCCGGCGCCTATGGACCAGGAGACTATGAAATCTGTCCAGAACCGTGGGGAGGTCTTCCCATCTATGTAAATGGTGTCCAACAAGGCATCACGGCGGATAAATATGCTGTAGGAAACCCGCATATCCGAGGCCGCTTCGAAATCGTACACGTAGATGAAGAGCTGCGTCAGGCTCTACAGAAAGAGGATCACGCCATCGTATATAAACAACAGCGTCGCCAGGATTTTGTGCTGGATGATTCCATGTGGCCCCAGGGTCCGGGTCTCATCACAAACAAAAACATTCGCATAGATCTCCAGGGTCTATTCCAACGCCTGTTTCTGGGTCTAACATCCTATGTAAGAACACGACAGAACAAGTATCGGGATCTTTCTCCTCTGATTGAAGGTTACGGATCCGTGCTTCTCGAGAATAGAGAATATCTGTCGTCTCTGTCAGTATCTATAAATAGCCAGGAACGGATTAGTCCGTGGGCCACATCCACCTTTCAAGAACTCTCACAGAATCTACAGATGACGAGAGATATCACTCGAAAACTCTATTTTATAGTTTTCGGTGTATCGCCGGATTCTGATGGACCCGGTGGCGCCATCAATTTGGCTAGAACACAAAAAGCGGTTCTCAACATCGCTCTTAACAATATTCTACCTGATATTCAGCTTGGATCCAAAAAGACGCTGGCGTCTTTGATGGGAGATGCGTGGAATATATTGGATATAAAGGGCGGAATTGCCACGGTTCGATATATGGATTAGTGGACTAACGACAGCCCCTTCCCGAATTCACACAGATCTCAGCGTTGAACTCGCCCTCTTCCACAAAGTCTTCCTCATCCCAACAGTCTTCCAGATCCTCACACAACTCTCTGGGGATCTCGGGCCAGTAAGGAGCGCGAAGTAAATGAAAGGGCGGAAGAATCCCAGTCGGTTCCTCATCTTCTTGGACGGCTTCGCGGGCCTCCTTTTCTAGGAGAGCGTCGACCTTTGCCTTGTAATTCAGAACACCGACATTCTTGGGCCTCAAAGAAGCGCCGAGCACTGGAAAGTCATCCGTTGTCGACTTCCCATTCAACGGCCCCTCCTTCTTCTTTGCAAATGGCTTCCACGGAACAAAGGGCACCGCCTCTTCTTGCACTATCAGTTGAATCGGCTCCTCGACCGGCGGACGCCGTCGCCCGCTAATATTCAGCCTGTCCATGCAATCTACCCGTGAGAGAGCCGAATAATCCGACAGAATGTATTGTGTTTGCTCGATCAAGGTCTCCACCGATGGCTGCGCAACTGTCTTGATAGCTTTTGCCACGAGCCCCAAGTCGCCGGCTGCCCGAATCAGAGCCTCGCTGTCTTCCGGACTGTCTCCGAAACCAATGGAGTCCTTGCCCTTCCACGACAGCTGCTGCCTAAATGCGCTGATCTTCCACTGCATTGGATATTCCGGCGCCAAGTGCTCATATCGGGCACGGGCCGAGATCACCTGGATCTTAAACAGTGTTTCCTTGAGCCCCGGCATGAACGCCTTCACACACAACTCCACCCATCCAAGATCGGAATTCGTGACAATCACGACGTCGCCTAAATCGAGAGCAAGAGTCAGAATGGATACCACGGCCTCTGTCAAGACCTTAAAGGGCTCGACAAGGTCCGCAGGAAGCCGAGTTCCACCATAAGGAAGGATGAAACGCCCCATCATGTAGGTAGATGGGTAAAGGGTATCATCCCAATCGAAAAACTGTACTAGGCTCATTGGATCGTCTTTCGATTCAACTTGGGTCGGCCTTACCCGTATGCTGGCCGTTCAAGTTTTGCGGGCCGGCACATGAATGGCCCTGGACCATGATGGAGCCTCCTCCTCCCGAATATGTGGATTGCGAGGAGCGGCGGCTGTCTCAGCCAAGCCCCGCCCGTGACTCTTTTGCTGATCCGCTGCCGACCACTCATCGGGAATGTCATCGGGAAAGTTGGTACCGTAAAAGGTCTCATAGGCCTCGTCATCCGGTACAACAACATTGGCGACACCCTCGTCATCGATATCCGCCAGGATGAATCCCGCCTCTGTCGTGATGCGACGCCACCATGCACAGCCCCCCGATACCAGGAGAACCGGTTCACGGACGTCGATGATGTTTGTGTACGCCGACGAGAGAGCACCCCGTGTCGTCTCCCGATGAAGAGCCTCGGTAGGAATGGCATGGATCCGAGCCGACCGGCGACCAACAATCGCATCCCATGAAGCCCAATCACGGATCCAGTGCGGCAACGCCTGAATCGTCGGTGTCTCAAGTAGCTCGACGTATACCTTGGAAGGCCGACAAAGCGTGGAGATGGCAGCCGCCTGATGGAGGATCTGGTCTACCGGATTCGCCGATGCCGACGCTTGAAGATCCCTGAGAAAGGGACGGGTCTGACCACGCCCCGCTATCTGAATGGCGGACCAGATGGCATCGGCCGACATGATTGGCTGGGCCGCTTGCAGAAGCCAGAATGCATCCCGATACCAGTAGGAGCGACATGCAGAGTCCAGAGAAATCCAGAATTTGGCGGCATCGGTCCTACCAATGGTCTCAGAGGCAGACAGAGTCGCCACAAAGGCCGCCGACCTCTCCGCCCTCCTCTTGAGCGCCTTGCGGTCCCTTGTCGACTTGGTAATATTGGGTCTCTTGGTCTCCGTTTCAAGCAGGGCCATGGTGCAGAGAGAGCCCGTCTTCTTGATGGCTTCCATGATGCGGCCCACGAGTCCCACGACTTGGGCCGACTCCTTGAGGTCGGCGATATCATAGAAGATGCGGAGATCATGTGGGGCACCGTAAGACAGCCAGGAGTCCTTTAGGGTCTTTTTCAGGGTGTCCATCTCCTCTGACACGAAGAGTTCCCATGCCCAGAACATGGCTTGGGGCCAGCGTTTCCAAAGGCATAGCTGTAGAGCAGCCACGACTTCGTCGATTTCGTAGAGATTGCGTGTGAGCATCGTTTCCTGAAGTCTTTTCAGAATTAATCGCAGGGTCGTCATATTTGATGAGGGGTAGGTCAACTTTATCCGGCACGTACCACGCCCACGCCCCTGCCAGAAGCAGACCATACCTTTATGTACGTTACAGTCGCATTAATGCCAGGGGCGCCTTCGTTTAGTGCCATAGAGGCAGTTACAGGCACCATTGCTCTCCAGGTGGAGAGTTTGGCATTAGGAGATGTCAGAGAACCGCTGGCCGCACCGGTCGTGTACACATTGAACTCGGATCCAAGATCTCTCAGGAGAGTGCCCACGGCAGGAGGGGCAGCCACGCTAGAAGGATAATCGGAATCGGCCGGCAGCTCAGACGTAGTAGACGCCGTGAACAGGACCGTCTCAGGCTTCGCATTCGAAGTAAACGTCACACCACTGCAGTCCGTAGTGCTAGTTACTACATAAAAAGATCCCTTGGACGTCTTCTGGCGATAGCTGGACATAACGGAGGGCATTTATACTAGAAGGAAACAAAATAATTTGGCCTAGTTCAGGGCAATCAAGTCCTGATAAAGATCACTTAGTTTTTCTGAACGATCTATTGTCCAATGAGACTTTGTAAATGGAAATCCGGCGACTGGTTTCCAACCTCGGGCCGCCGGAACCAGGAGTTTATTTTTATCCGCAAGTTTCTTCAGGATGTCCAGGATGTGTTGAATGGAATGGCGTCCATCGCCCGTGGGCAGATATCCCATGTTCACTTTAATCGACTCCAGGGGGAATTCTACGCCAACCGCAGTCCGTTTCGCTTTTGTGACATCGACATAACAAACAGATAGGAAGCCTGGCCCGCTGCGTTGATCTGATGCAGCGTAGAGCTGCCATTCTGCAGGAGGAAGTTTATTGGGAAGTCCAGGAAGTTTATATCCAGGGGTTTTACGCCGCATCGTTTCTCTCAGAGTGTCTAAATCTCTGCGCTTGAGCGGAACCGATCTGTTATGGGGAAGAGACGGTGTTTCGCCGAGTCTTTGTTGACGATGGACGTGATCGTTGAGTGCTGGGGCGGTGACACAGGATCCATCGTGGAGTCGTATGAGATCCTGTAGAGAGGCCTGGGACTCGTGTACGAAATGACGGCGAGATATAACATCGTTGGAGTACTTGCAGTTTTTCCTTGTCCAACGGAGAATTGTTTCCTTGTCGGCGAGCGGTGCCATATCTAGCTCTTCGGTTGCATCTGTCGTGGTCTGCTCGTATACGGGCCATGACCTATGATGGTCTCTACGATGGTCTCTACGGTCGTCTCTACGGTCGTCTCTACGGTGGTCTCTACGATGGTCTCTACGGTCGTCTCTAGGAGATCTGTACGGGTCTCGCTTGTGTACTTTCTTATGCGTCTTACCTCCGTATTTGACACACCGGCCCGTAGCCGGATTGCGTTCATAGCCGTAATCACATGGCGCATTTTTCTTCTGAACTTGGCGTCGAGTACGTCTAGCAAATGGCAGACCCTGTGCCAATTCAGCATTCCGGACATAACCCTGTTCGTATAATTGTTTACCTACTTTACCGGCCAGACTAACGCACCGCAGAGTCATTGGGTTCAAGATTTTTCCAGGTTCGCATTGCATGCCCTACTCGGGAATAATAAAATAATTTCTGCTTTCTATATATATGGCGGCCAGAAATAGACGCACTCGGCAAAGACGATCGAAGCAGAGAAAGACCCGCAGACAACGGGGCGGTGAAATTACGATGCAGCCTATACGGAGTTCTTTACAACCTAATGCTGAGAATGTATCAACCTTCGAACCTACATCAGAGCCGCCCACATGGGTCAAACAGTCGCCGGTATGGACTCGCCGTGAAAATGGTATTTGGACTAAGTCCCCATAAACGCCTTCACCTTCGGATTACACACCACAGAAGACGGACTAAAGCGGAAAATGTACAGGCCCTCCAAGGTTCTAACACGGGATAACGCCACATATGCCTGGCCGTATTCAAACACCGACGATCCAATGTCAATCAGAGCCGAATCCAGCGAAGATCCCTGACTCTTATGAATCGTAATTGCGTATGCCACCTTCAGCGGAATCTGGGAACGGCCAATCGGTGCTTCTGATAAGAACCAAGAGACTCGATCTATAATGACCGAACCTCCTGTGTCTTTGAAACGAACCATTGGAAGCCCACTTGGACTAAATCCCGTAATAACACCACGGCTTCCATTTACGAGTTTCGTGCCGGAAATATTCGAGATCAACATCACCTGAGCACCGACCTTGAGTTCGAGACTCTGTTCATAGGGCGCATCCTGGTCGAGACGATGTAGAGCAGTCTCGACCTCGAACGTCATTCTCGTCGCAGGACCAAAGGGACCCTTGAATACGGTCTGGACCTCGAATTTCATCGTCTCTCCATCCAACTCGTCCATTTTTGATCGGTTGATTTCGTCCACCTGGGCCTTCCTGCTATAAATCAGTGTCGGCTGGATACCATCGGGCGTATTATTCCAATCCAGACCCACACGGCTCTTGAGGATCCCGATGGATTCCGGGCTGAGTTCACCGAGCCGGGCCTCACAAAGAATCCGTTGAAATACCGGATCTTTCTGACGCTCTATGCGGGTGAGAGTGTGCGTTTCGTCGATCAACGTAGACCACACCGGCGATTCAAAGGCGAATTGGCTGGCTCCCTTCTGGACCGGCGGAAGCTGACAGAAGTCGCCGACCAGAACAAGTTGCAGTCCGCCGAATCGGGTATCCGGCTTCTTTCGGACTCGCCGAGCGACATGATCCAGTTTCTCAAGAAGTTCCGGTGTCATCATCGACACCTCGTCGATAATAAGAAGACGGGTATCGATCCAGTTCCGTTTTGATTTCGACTTTTTCAGGATGGTCGTCGCAAGGATCTCGGGCGACTCTCGACCCAGACCAATACCGGCCCAGCCATGTAGCGTCTTGGCATCCACAAGGAGGGCCGCGCAACCCGTCATCGCCGTTACTGCGACGAGGATATCTGCACTCTTGGCCCACGTCACAATCTGTTGGATTGTGAAGGACTTACCAGTTCCACCGGGGCCGGTCAGAAAGATGTTTCGTCCCGATTGAATTGCTTGGAGGGCCGCTTTCTGTTCGGGGTTCAATGGATCCGTGTTTTGAATCATTAACAGCCCGTTTGATCAAATACCGGCTTGTCACGTTTTGATACGCCCCGTCCTTCTTCTCAATCGGAGGCGGCAGTCCTCTGGCCGGCAAGGGTACGTTGCGATACTGGCCAATCGGGGCCCAGGGCATATTAATATATGTATATATTAAATGGAGAGTTTCTTAAGCGAACACATAGAAGCAGATATGAACGGACAATTCTATACACAAAATACGGGAGGAAGAGGCGTAGGAGAACAGCCCAAGAATGATCTGTTAACGTATATCAGGACCGGTAACTTGCGTGGAGTCCATACATCCGTTACCAACAACTTGCGCAACTATACGACCTTAACAGCACTTGTGTTGGATAAACAGAAAATTCACGGAAGCATCACGTCTGAATCACCTCTGTGCTTTGCAGTAGCACAGGAAAAGTGGGATATTGTAGATTATCTGCTGGGTGTTATTATTTACAATAATTTGCTGATAAAAGACCGTAAAGGTTATTATGTCTGGAGATCCAGAGACACTTGTATAAAGGATACGGAATTATCTGCACATATCGCTGAAAGATTTGATGCGTTGGTACAATTAATTCAATCTATAAGGCCTGAATGGAAGAGAGTCATGGTCGGTGGCAAGAGAAGTAAAACAGTGCGCAAGCATCGTTCAGGCCGCCGCACCGTACGTAGGCGCCGCACCTAACCAGTCTCTGACAAAGGCAGTAATCGACTAAATTTGACCCAAGTATCACGCAGACCCGGATCGACAGGCATGGCAGAAAATCCCCGGAACAAGTATCGAATGGCAGAGACGGCAGACTCCGTAGTTCCCACAGAGACCGTCGTAAATCAACACGATGCGACCCAAATCCATGACTTGGCCGTCGCAAAACGTAAAAAGAGGGAGGCCGAAGAACCCCTTCTTCTCGCAAATCCCAATCGCTTCGTCATCTTCCCCATTCAACATGCCGATATCTGGAAGATGTACAAGGATCACGTGTCTGTATTCTGGCGCCCCGAGGAGCTCGACTTGTCCAAAGATATGAAGGACTGGGTCAAGCTCCAGCCAGGTGAGCAGCATTTCATTAAACGGATCCTCGGATTCTTCGCCGGTTCCGATGGTATCGTCATGGAGAATCTGGCGCAGCGGTTCATGACGGAGATCCAGGTACCCGAGGCCAAATTCTTCTACGGTATCCAGATGATGATGGAGACGGTCCATTCTGAGACGTATTCCCAGCTCATCGACACCTACATTGAGGATCGGGCCGAAAAGACGGATATTCTGCGGTCCATTCAGACCGTGCCCTGTATTCAGAAGAAGGCGACATGGGCTCTACAGTGGATGGACTCTGACGAGGCAGACTTTGCCACTCGCCTCATGGCCTTTGCCGTCGTTGAGGGAATCTTCTTTAGTGGCGCATTCTGCTCCATCTTCTGGATCAAGCAGCGTGGTCTCATGCCGGGTCTCACGGCCTCGAATGAGTTTATCGCACGGGACGAGGGACTCCACACGGATTTCGCCTGTCTTCTGTATTCCAAGTGCCGGCACAAGCTGCCGAAGACAAAGGCTCACAAGCTGGTGAGAGAGGCGGTGAAGATTGAGAAGGAGTTCATCGTGGATGCTCTGCCGTGCTCGTTGATTGGAATGTCAGCGCCGAGAATGGCGGAGTACATTGAGTTCGTGGCGGACCGTCTCCTGGTAACAATGGGATATCCGAAGATTTGGAATGGAGCCAATCCGTTTCCGTGGATGGAGAAAATCTCGCTCGAGGGCAAGGACAATTTCTTCGAGAAGCGAGTCACGAATTACGCATTGGCGGGCGTGGGTCAGGATGCGACAAAGGCCACCTTCTCGTTATCGGAGGAGTTTTAGGCACACTGGACAAAAATAAAGTCTAACATAATTATAATGGCTGGTGCCCGTAAATCGAAACGCAGCAATTCCAAACTCAGAAATAAGACTAGACGTCAGCGGGGTGGCGGTGGGCTCCTTACTCCTGAAGAGAAACAGCGAATAATGAATAGGGTTGCCGGTGTGGGATCTTATAGTAATTATCAGATTCGAGCCGCACAAAAACCATGGTACCTTAATAAATCTGAAGGTATGGGTGGAGAAATAGCACCACCAGTTACACCATCAGTAAACGGCAGAAAATGGTGGCAATTCTGGAAGCGTGGGGTACCCAATTAAAAATTGACACGGTCACAGGGGCTCCACTGATATCATGAACATTTTCGTTCTCAATCTGATTCCTCGGCTCGCAGCCGAAGCCCACGGCGACAAACACGTCATCAAGATGATCCTGGAGGCGTGTCAAATGCTGTACACAGCACATTGGACTGCGGTCTATCCCGAACTACTGAAGGTGAGATCCGCCGTGAAAATTGCACAGGCCCACAAGGCTCTCTCTATTCCGGATCATATCGCCGGATCAGCGCCCAAGCGTAAAATTGTAGATGAGGCGGGTTATCGCCCGGTTCATCTACATCATCCCTGTACAATCTGGGTCCGAGAGTGTCTCGGCAATTATATGTGGGCCGTGGATCTCGCACTGGCTCTCGCCGATGAGTACGAGTATCGGTGGCCGGGAAAGATCCATTCCTGCAAGGAACACGCCACATGGCTGAAAGCGAATCCGCCACCAGGAATTTCCGTGGCAGAACGGAATGGATTCGCCGTCGCAATGGACGATATGTACCGCATTCCAGGAGATCCGATTGCGTCCTATATCAAATACTACGTCGGATCGAAACGGGATCGGAATCTGACTGTCTATACACGGCGTGAACCACCCTGGTTTCTGAGGGCAGACACCAGCGGTATTTGACACGGGCTTTTTGGTTTCCGAGACCATATAAACAATCTTTCCTATAACCTGTAAAATGCCCAACGATTGCTGGAATCATATGACCATAACGGCCACCGCCGACGAGCTCGCCACCCTTATCCGCACAGAATTTGCCGATATTCCCGATTGGGCTCTCTTAATAAAACACCGAGGCGCCGAAGGCATAGTTCTCAATCTGTGGAGTCGCTGGCATCCCGATTTCGAGTGGCTAGAGAAGCTGACGGTCACATATCCGTCGTGTTGGGTAAAGAATGAATGGTCTGAAGAAGGCGGCATGGCCGGAGTCTGGGTCGGTTCACAGGAGAGAGGAATTCAGCGGCTCGAATGGCAGGACATGTGTATTGAGGAGAAGGTCCACCGGCTCGGCATGGACCAAGTCAAGTAAAAAACTTGAAACAACCCTGTATGATAGGGACGTGAACGCATGGGTGCGTTGTTTACAAGACTAACAATGCCACATATAGAGACAACTCCTCTTCTACAAGCGGCCTGCAACTGTCCAATCTGCATGGATCCTATCACTAAGAAAACCGGAGTATCCACGCTGGCCTGCGGGCACTCCTTTCATCTCTCGTGTATCAGTCAGTGGCTCAAAGATGATACAAAAACGTGCCCCATGTGTCGAGGAACACCTACCACATACGAGGTGGCCAGGGGAGCCAAAGAAGTATCGGAAACCGTTACACTAGACGTGTCGTGGCGCCAAGGAGAACGAGGAGAATGGATGCGGCTCGTTCGTGTTGTGTCCGAGCCAGTTGTGTGGAGACCCGGATCCGGTCCGAAGCCGGTCTCATTGGAACAGTGGCTATCAGGATCCCAGCGTAATCTGTGATACCTCCTTCGTCTTATACGTGAATACAGGAGTCGCTCCATACCGCTTCAAAGGATAAAGAGACGCCGACAATTGTCTCTGGAATCCTGTGCGAATATCCTTATTATTCTTCTTTTGTTTCGAACAGTTGCATATCAAGATATACGAATATCGTTTCGAGGCCACGATGTCATCCAGAAATTCATAGATCTCATCCGTGGACCAGTGTTGGAGAACATCCTTGAGTATACAGAGATCCGCCGGCGGAAGACGACTGCGTTCCGCAAAACAATCGAGCGTTTCAAATGACATGGACGGATGCTTCCATCGAGTTGCGGCAACCACATCGGCCACAACATCGAAACCCCGGTAGTCTATATCGAGACCTCCGTATATTGCGGGACCGCATCGAAAATCTCCTGAGCCGATATCGACAACGGACCGAATACGGTGACTCTGTAGGAATTCTCTTAGCCAGACCACGTATTCCTCATTGAATTCGGGCGAGGAGCCGGTGCCGCTCGATCCACGGTAGGCCGGATCACCATTGGAACCCCAATATTCACGGTCATAAATGGACGTGAATATTGCGGTATGCGTCGACATGAATATAACTATTGAGGCCGTCTTAGGCCGGATTCAAATAAAATCTAACAGACCGATAAGAAATGTTCTGTAAAGCATCCCTTGGTTTACCGCAGAATGCCGTGCTCAGTACGAGTGATGTAGCGGGTCTCCGTGGTGCGGCAAACATCTTTTTTAATACACCGGCGCCGGGATCTCAGGGTCGTCGGTTTACATCTGCTGCGGCCTATGTCCAATACAAAAAGGCGTCGGCACTGGCGGGTTCCGTTCAAAGCGACAAACTTCCTCCTCAAACATCCGTAATTACCCAGTTACAGACAGCGGGATGCCCGTAGGTCGTCTTAGCTTGGCCCTCCACATGCCTATAAGCGACTGTTTCGTCGCCGTCTCTTCTGGAAAAGCTGCGACGACCTTCTCAAAGAGGGCCCTCCTATGCTCCATAATTTGAATTACCCACGAATCCCTATCTTTGATGGTCGGTGGCATTGGGGTCCTATCTATTCTGGTAAAGGGGTCGGTCAAGCTTTTAGCGGGTCTTAACAGTTCCTGAAGAATCATATCCCAGACTAGATATGTTTAATAATTACGTGGGTTACGCCCCCGAGTATATTGCGATCCTTACAGTTCTGTGGATCGTTGCTGCCATCCTAAAGAGTACTAGGCTGGCCATAGCCGCACTCGTAATATCCTTCTGCATTCTGTGGTTTTTTCAGGGAGCCGGTTCTCTTCCCACTGATATTGATCCACGAGTTCTATACTGTCCCTGCGATGGAGTCGTCTCGGATATAATCCAGCACGGCGACACGGTTCAGATCTGCGTTTTTCTGAATATTCACAACACGCATGTGCAATACAGCCCATTCGATTGTACCGTGAAGAGTATCCGGCACAAGGAAGGATCATTCCATCCGGCCTATATGTTGGAAAAGAGTCAGTATAACGAGAGGACCGAATACGTGCTTGAAAACGCCACATTCGGTGATGTCATCTTCGTTCAAATTGCGGGACAATTGGCGCGCCGCATTGTTTCATTTGTAAAAGAGGGTCAGGACGTAACAGCAATGAGTCCGATTGGTCTCATTAAGCTTGGTAGTCGATGCGACGTGTACGTCCAAGGTGAATCTCTTGTTAAAAAAGGAGATCGTATGCGGATAGGAGATCCGCTGGCATTCTGGACTAGTGCCGAATAATGAGGGGCACTCCCGAAAAATATATTTTCCTTAGTAAAATGGTTACACGATCCAAATTACGATCTAAGAAGCAAACCAGGAGACTGCGTCGTTCACGCAAGCAACGGGGAGGTTTGGGGCTTTTGATCTGGGACACTAGTCATTTTATACGTTTTATAGATGATGCGTTGGAAGATAATTGGAATGCTCCCAGCAGTCAGGGAGGCACTGTGAATAACGGGGCCAGAAGAATAATGTATATTGTGAGTTTGTTTAAAAAAACAAGTGACGCACTATATAATCCCAAC